AGCAAGATAATCTTTAAAAGTCTTCATAACTATATTTAGTCCTTTTGACCTAGTTTCTTGAGTAGCTCATTACGGTCAGTAATGATGTATCCCTGCCCATTAATAACATCATTCGGGTCTTCATTATTGTCTTTATCGATTTTGTATTTCTTCATTTGTAAATCAATAGCTTTGAGTTTCTTGTCAATTTTAGCAGTTTTCGCTGTAATAGCATTGCCCATCATAGAGCTTGCTACTTCAAAAATACGGCTAGCATATCGTACTTCAACATTCATGCCTAAATCCATTAAATCATCATAGGCTTGTTCTGCTTTTGCTGCCAATCCGTCTAATTCTGTATCATCAAGATTGTCTAATTCTTTAATTTGAGGTAATCCGCGAGTAATTTCTTCAACTGCTTTATAACTGTCGTTAAGATTGTTAACTTCGGTATGTGTTTTTACTACCGGTGTAGGCTCAGGAGCCGGTGTTTCTGCCCCTTCTAAATTAAACAATTCTTCTAATTTTTTGGTCATACTTTACTTATCTGCGTTTGCCGCCTTGATGGAAAATCTCGCCTTCGTTTATAACACGAAACTTAATACCTTGCTGTTTACACCAAGCGTTAGCAGCTTCCCATTTAGCCATGTTTTTTACATACTGTTCTTGATTATACCTACTTTTGCCAACCTTTTCTAATACCGTTTGGCTTTCGGGTTTGACTTCAACAACTTCCGCATGTTTTGCACCGTTCTTATCATTGTAAACTATAAAAAAATCCGGAACGTATATTGTATATTTGCCTGTTAATGGGCAACGATAGGGAATCTGTATGCTTTCACTAGCCCATTTTTCAACACCTTGATGCTCGTCTAGCATTCGCATAAAAACAAATTCCCAACTGCTACGAGCCAAGGGGGTTTTCTTCCCGACATATTTGTCAGGGTTTTTCATATCAAATCGACCCTGGGCAAATTTAGGCATTATGGTGCGATGTTTCTAACTATTTCTGTTTTAGGTACATTATTATATCTGTACCCTAGCGTTGATGTAGAAGTGCGATTATTATTAAGGATCTCACTAACTAACGCACTGAGCTGAAGATTGTTGAAACCTTTGAGAGTATCTAATAACTGAAATACTGGAGTCCCGTCAATTTTGGCTTGTCTTAAAATTGCAGATGCTGTTGAAATAGCAGCATCGTTATTAAATCCTTTGCTTTCAAAGAAACCAATTGCACCTGCAACATCGTTGGCTGAAAATTCTAATGGCTTGATACCATATTGGTCAAAGAACAGTTTAGTAGACTGTGCGCTGTCTTGTACTTCTAATAAGGGTAATGCTGTACTCATTTATGCAAATCCGTTTATATCGGCATCGCCGGCTAAGACTTTTGGTGTGGCTTGTGTAGTATCCTGGCTTCCGGAATTTTTAGGAAACACTGATCCTACTACTCCGCCTACAGTCCCAACAATACCAGCTATAGTAGCTGGACTACTTAGAATATTTATTGCTTCATTTTTTAATGCAGCACCAGAGAGATTGTTAAGATTCTTAACGGTATTAACTGCTGAGATAGCTGTTCCTAAGAATCCGCCAACACTACCAAACGCTGTTCCATCACCTATCGCTCCAAATACTTGTTCTGCTCCAGCAAGAACACCACCTTCTCCAAATAGTGTAGCTGTTCCACCACCAGCAACGCTTAATGGGCTCGGCACAGTATCGTAGTGTAACATTGCAAATCCTTTAGGACTATCAAACCCGACCTTTCCTGAACTATACACTACAGATTCGTATGCAACAGTCATCTGATTATCTAAGAATTCATTAGCATCTGATGCAACACTACCGTGACTCCATGAAGTAATTTTAGGATTAACCAGAGTATATCCGTTAAATCTACTACGACTCATTGTATAGATAGAGATAGATTTAAAAATATCTACACTCTTGTTATTATCTAATCCATATCTAAAATTCTCAAGGCCTGTGTTTGTAGCTCGGTATGTTGATACAGATTTAGAAAATGCTTGCTCTGGTAAATTTCTGTCCGCAGAATAGTATCCAAAATATATTGCCCACAGTGCGTTGATAATACCTTGACTGTCATCATGAAAAACTAAATTTAAAGGGTCGTATGAAAAGTTTTTATAGACTACATGTTTACGATTATATTGATTCTTCGTAACTGATTCCATAGTAAACTTTGGTAAGTCGGTTGATTTAACTAAGTAACCAATTTCGTCTGAATATTTTGCTGAGAATTGTGGAGCTTTGATTACTGTTTTATCAAGTTCAAATCGAACATAATACATGAACTTGGTTCGAGGAGCCAAGCGCATAGTGTCATCGACAAATAGTCGAGTCGCATGTCTCCAGTTAGCTACTAGGCCCTTGGGAGTTAGTAGACCATCGCCTACGCCAGTGAGAAATCTTGTAAATTTATTTGCCATACAAATATTTATGCCACAAAAAAACCCGGGTTAACCGGGTTTTTAGTATAGCTAAAACTATTATTGTGCGCCTGAACGTCCAGTAACTGCTTCGCCAATTGTTCTGCCAACAACTGCGCCAAGTCCACGATCTGCACCTGTACCTGCAACACCTTTGAATTGAACAGCATTGTCAAATGCAATTGTTAGAGCAACTGTTGCTACTTCGTTAGTAGCATAGTTCAAATCACCGTAGTCAGCATTTTGAACATAAGCGCCATACACTTCCCAACGCTCTAGAATATCTGCTTCACTGTTACCATTACCGCCGTCTAGTACTTCGATATTCATTTGGAATTTGTAATCGATACCAGAACGTGCAGATGCTTGTTCCATGAAGTCAAACTGTTTCTGAATTTGTTGGCCAACAAGTTTAGTAACTTGTCCAGATGCATCGTCTCTTAGTGTTAGTGTTAAGTTTTCGAATGAATACTTACCAGCTAATTTAACTTTTGAGTTGTATACATCAATAGTCATTTCTTCAAAACTAACCTTTGGTCTTGTAACGTCGCTTACTTGTTTAGTAAGTTCAACGCTTGATTCAACACCAAATCCTAACAGGTTCACTCTAAAGCGATACTTTAGTTTAGGCATCAACAGCGATGTGTTGCTACCTGCACCTGCTGTTGGAACCGAAAATCTATTTAATGATGTTAGTGACATTTAAATCTCTCCTGTATTCTTGACACGTAATGGAATGTAGATAAATTCAACTGCTTTTACAGGTGTAATTGCAATATCAACATACAATTCATTCTTATCTATAGTCGATGGTAAATTATTTGATGTGTCACAAACAACTGCAAAGTCATAGATAGCTCGTAAACCTACCAATTCTAACAATAGACTTTCTACAGCACCTTTGATTTCGTCACGTGTGATTTTATCGTTTGGTTCAAAAATGTATGGACGAGCAAGTTTGTTTAGTTGACTACGTAGGTAAACAACTAGACGTGCTACGTTAATACGATCTAATGCTGAAGCATTTCTTGCACGAGTCTTTTGACCAAATGCAACGTTGCCAACGCCTACAAAGAATGGAATTGGATTAATCTTAAGATCATACAATGTGTTACGCTGTCCTTCGTTTAGCGACACTGTTTGGAATTCGCCGCTGATTGCATCTAAGTAACCTACGCTGGTTGCATTTGTAATGCCACCGCGTCTTGTACCAGCTGGTGCAAACCATGGATAACTTACAGCATCGCTAATTGCAATAGTTTTCAACATCATGTGCGATGCTGGAACAACTGCGTTTGTACCGCTTAAGTCTGTTGTAAATCCGTTTGGATAATATAATGCTGAATATTCATCATATGTAACAACACCACTATCACCATTGTCAACTACGCCCTTAGCGTTAGTACCCCAATTAGTTAATGATGTAGCATCTGCTGCTAAACGCAATGGAGTATCAGCGATAATAAATGATGTTAATCCTCTGTCGATGTTTAAGTTAACCATATTAGAGTATACTTCTGGATATCCAGGAGCAGCTACTAGGTTAAAGTTTCTACGTTCTGTATCACGAATCAATAAGTTTGTATCAATTGAACTCTTCATTGCTGCTACAATAACAGCACGTTGAGCTTTACGACCAAATGTGCCAGAACCATCTTCTGCGTTCGGACTTGCAGTAGTCCAACGATCTGGCCAGTATGAATCCATTGAAGGTTTACCTGGCATACGTTGATTGTCTTCTGTTGACTTGATATAGTTATTTCTGTATTTCTTAACGTTGCCGCCGCTACGACGTAAGTTCCATAACAACATACCCTTTGGATATAAATTTGGATCTGGAGCGTCTGTATCTAAGAAGCTGCTTGATAATAATTCTTCGATCGATCCTGATGGAGCATTTGTTGTTGTGCCGCCACTTGTACCTGCACGAGCATCAGCAAACAAAATACCTGTTTCAGTAGTTTGATCAGTTTTGTCAACTAATTCCCATTTCTCGGAAGCAGGAACACCTTGGATGTTGCTGTCATAACGATAGATAGTTGGGAAATTTTCTAAGTCAGCAGTGCTGATCCATAGATCGTTGTCAGTAAATGTTACACC